CAATTGCCGTCCTTGGTCCCGATGAACTCCCGGACGAACGTAAGTTTGGCGTCGCGCCCGGTGAGCCGGGCAACGTAATGCCCTGTCTTCCCGCGGCAGTGAGTGACGGCGCTGATCTGAACCATTGTTTCCATGACACTTGATCCTCTGGCGACGCGGCGAGGCGTGGCCAGATAGGATGTATTACACGAAACACGTCAATGCAACTGTGGCTCTCACGCCCGCGCTGCTGAACGCAAACCCATGCGGGACAGTACAATCGGAGCGGGCAATCTGTGTGAGGGCAGCGAATGGCGAAGAAAAACGGGCAAATCAAGGGGAAGGCTCCCCGTAAAACTCAACCCAAACCCGCGCCGGAGGGAAAGAAAAAGGAACTCCCTACGCGCACGGGCGCGAAAGCGAAGCCGGCCAAGACGATGAAGGCCCCGCCGTTCGTGATGCCGTCGATGCCCGCCGGAGCGGATGAAGAGAACAAGAGCCCGGAGTTGACCAGGGCCGGCCGGGCGCTCCTGGCCGTCTGCATGAACCCTCAGTTCTTCAAGAGCAAACATCCCGAGCTGTACGGGGCCGCCCAGATCTCGCGAACGCAGTTCTATCGGCTCTGGGCAGACCCCGCGTTCCAGCAGCTCCGGCGCGACGCCCAGCTCTCCGCGATCGGTGCCTATGTGGCCCCGCTCCTGGAGGTGTCGTTTGAATCCGCCCAGCTCAAGGGGCGCGACGGCTTCCAGGATCGCAAGCTCATCTTTGAAATGGCGCGGGTGTACACGCCCGCCACGAAGATCGAAGCGACGCTCTCCGGCCCGTCTGCGGAAGGCGAATTGCCCGACGAAGAGCTGGTTTTCATGTACCTGGCCGCCGGGACGCCGCGCCATCTGTGGCTCCCGGGCATCCGCCAGCGGTATGAGCTGGGGCAAATAACGCCGGCCAAGCCCCGGAGCGACGGCGTGGCGCCAGGAGGTGAGCTGTGAAAAGGGCCCTGAGCGCAGCAGACCAGGCCGAGCTGACGGCCGCGATCGAGCGAACCAACGCCAGGCTGGCCGAGCTGAACGCCGAGCGCGAACGGCTCGCACAACAGCTCTGGGAAATAGACAAGCGGATCGAACACCTGAACGCCCCGCATCCCCAGCCCGCGCGCGGTGTCCGCTATGTGCCGGGGGATGAATGACCGCTCCGGAGATCAAGACCCCCAGCCTCGCCGACATCGACCAGCCGCCCGATTGGGCGTTCCGCCGCATCCGCCAGGCCGAGGAAGCCCGCCGGCTCACCCGCCCCGCCGACTTCTATGAGCCCGGCCGCATCGACTGGCCGGAAGAGGATCGCTACCAGCTCGCGTTTCATAAGTCCGGGCACATCATCCGCGCCATGTTCCCCGGCAACGGCGCGGGCAAGACGACGGTGGCCGGGATCGAATGCGACTACTGGCTCCAGCATCGCCATCCGTACCAGTGGACGCCCAAGTGGAAGATTCAGGTGGTCTGGGTCTGTTTGAAGTTCCAGCAGATGGACCTTCTGCGTGAACAGCTCGAATCGGTCTGCCTCACGCCCGGCTGGTCCTGGAACGATCAAAAGCATCGCTACACCTGGCCGAACGGATCGACCTTCACCGTCGTCAGCAACGACGGCGACTGGTCGGGGATGCAGGGCGTCAACCCGGATCTGGTTGTCGTCGATGAAGAATGCCAGGTGAAGCTGTGGCGTGAGCTGACGATGAGGCGGCGGGGCCGGAAGAAGACGCGATACATCCTGTCGGCCACGGCCACGCGCGGCAAACGCTGGATGTTCAAGCTGATCTACCAGCCCTGGTTGCAGTACCACGACGCGCTGGGGCTCGACGTCGAGCAGGCTATGCGAGCCCAGAAGCATCCGACCCGCTGGGTGTGGCCACGCGGCGGGATCGAGGACAACCCCGCCCACACGCCCGACGATCTCTCCTGGTACGAAGCCGAGCTGGCCTATGCGACGCCGGCCGAACGGGCTGTCCGCCTTCACGGCGGCTTCCACGACCTCAACGCCGCGCCCGTTTTCCATCCCGAGGGCGTGACGCGCGTGGAAAACACGGCCAACCGCCTGGCGATCATCGGGCAGAACGGCACGTTCATCCCCGCCACGAAGCGACGCCGGCCGCAAGCCCTGGCCGAGTTCGAGTTCATGCCCACGGGCGAGCTGTACGAAGGCGGCCGCATCACGATCTATGAGCCGCCGGGGGAGGACAACTACGTCATTGGCGGCGACTTCGGGTATGGCCTGCACAATCGCGATTGGGACGCGGCCGTGGTCCTGGGGCAAAAGAGCAAACGCCAGGTCGCCGAGGCGCATGGGCGCTGGGGCGACGTGCATTTCGCCTGGGTGCTTTGGTGTCTGGGCTGGTATTACAACGAAGCGTTGATCGTCGGGGAGCGACAGGTCGGATTGCCCACGCTTCGCCGGCTGATGGACGAATGGGGGTACGTTCACCTGTACCGGGATCTGGACGAAGAGAAGTTTTTCCCCCGCAAGTCCGATCGGCTGGGGCATCACAAGCATCACGGCGACCTGGTCATTCCGACGCTTCAGTGGGCGATCGCGCCGGTGGAGAAGGATAAGCAAGGGCGGCTCACGGGGCGGACGTACGACCCCGTCTTTCAATTCCTAAGCCCTGAGCTGATTCACCAGATCCGCGTGTTCGAGTGGAAGCCCAAGACGGACCGGGTCGAGTTCGCGGACACGACCGCCAGCCAGCTCGTGTGCGGCGCGCCCAGCGGAGAGCATGACGATTTAGTCATGGCGGCGGCCTATGCCGCGATGGGCTGGATCGACCTTCCCAAGTACATCAAGCAAAAGCCCGTTTTCGCGGCCGGCACGCTTGGTGATAAGCTCGGCCACGCCGCGATCGTCGACCCCCAGGCTTTGAAGCTGGCCATTCGGAGCCCGTTTTCGATGGCTCCGAAGCCGAGCGGCCGGCCCCAGGGGCATGGCCTTCATCAACCCAAGAGAGGTAAGCAATGATCGACACGACCGACGCAAACGCGCTGGCTGACGAGGTTCTGAAGGCGGAAGAGTTCCGCCGAAAGCACACGGCCAGGAGCATGGAGATCGCCCGGCGTTACGTCGGCAACTGGTACAGGCAGGACGCGGCCGCGGCGCCCACGCCGGAGAACCTGATCGCGTCGTATGTGACGTTCATGCTCCCCGAGCTGAGCTACGCCGAGCCCGGCGTCCGCATCATCCCCCGCCGGCCGATCACCCATAAGCAGATCGCGGAGTTCGTCGAGATGGCGTTTGAGAGCTGGATGGGAGACGCCGGCTTTGGCGACGATCACGGGGAGGTTGTCCGCGACATGCTCATGGGCTTCGGGGTGATGAAGGTGGGCATGGAGCCGCGCGACACCTACGTCGAGAGCGGCCAGAAGTACACGACGGGGGACGCCCTGGTCCCGTTCGCGTGCCGCGTTCCGCCCGACCAGATCATCATCGACCCGCGCTGTGAGTCGCCGAAGTACGCGCGGCTCACGGGTCACTGCTACTGGAAGGATCTGAACGACTTGGAAGCCGAGCCCGACCGCTGGGACCAGGTCGCCGTCGAAGCGCTCCGCGCCCACGTCGAAAACGGCGACGATCAATCCGACAACGGCCGCACGATGCAGGAACGCCCGTTGCCCACGCCGATGGCCGGCTATGCTCGCCAGCGCGTCGGCCTGGTGGATCTGTGGATTCCGGAGACGGGCGAGCTGGTCACACTCGGCCGGGCCGGCACGGAGACGCTGAACGTGATCCTTCGCCGCGTCCCCTTCTATGGGCCCAAGACCGGGCCGTACCAATTCTTTGGCTGTTACTCCGTGCCCGGCGACCCGTACCCGATCGGCCCGCTCCAGTTCGCGATGGAGCAATTCGAGGAAATGCAGGCCCACATCGTCAGCGCGAGCGACGCGGCGGCGACGTACAAACGCTTTTGCCTGGTCGATGCCGCCAACGGAGATCTGCATCAGTCGATTCTGCAAGTCGGCAATGGCCAGGTCGTGGCCGTGCGGGGCGCGAACGCCCAAAGCGTCGCCCAGATCGAGCTGGGCGGCCCCAACGCCGAACAGCTCGTGTACATCCAGCAGCTCCGCGATCGCTTCGACCGGATCATCGGAGCCGGCGACGCCCAGCGCGGCAAGGTGTCGGGCGTGACCGCCACGGAGAGCCAGATCGCCCAGCAGAACACGGACGGCCGGGTCCAGTGGGTGAAGAGCCAGACGACGAAGGCGACGCGGCGGGTGTTGGAAAAGGTGCTCTGGTACTTGTTCAAGAGCCCCAACGTCGTGATGACGGTTTCCTGGACCGATCCGCTCACCGGCCAGGCGGGTGAAGGGCTCTACCTGGGCGGAGAGCAACCCGGCCAGGACGTCGCCGAGCCGGAAGACTTCCGCGTCGAGATCGTGCCCGATTCGATGGCCCGGACCGATGACCAGGTCCAGCAGGCGCGGGCGCTTCAGCTTCTCCAGATCGCGCCCCAGGCGTTGCAGATGATGCTGACGATGCCCCAGATCAATGCCCGCTTCCTGATCGACATGCTGGGCGACTCGATGAACATCCAAAACCTCACGGACCAGCTCTTCAACCAGCAGCTCTTGGGGCTCACCGGCCAGCTCGCCGGCCAACAAGCTCAATTCGGCGGGATGGGAATGCCCCAGGGGCTCCCCGAAGACGTCAACCCGTCGCTCATCCAAGCCGGCATGGGCTTCCCCGTGCCAGGCACCGGCTCGCGTCCCCCAGGTGGAGCCCCGGCCAACGCCGGCGGGGCTCCACAACGTCAGCTTTCCCAGGGCCCGGCTCAAGCCGCGCCCGCTTTTTCAGGAGTGTGATCTATGGCAGCGATGCAACGAACCGTGGCGACTGATCCGGGCGGCAGTCAGCTCGCCGCGAAGTTCCAACAACTGGCGATGGCCGTCCTGGTCGCCGGGCCGAGCGTCAGTGAGGAAATCACGCTGGGCGGCGGCTTTGGTCGCCTGGCCATCGAGATCCAGAATCTCGGCCCCACCAACGTCTTCGACGCGGTCACGATCGAAGCCCAGGCCCATCCGCTGGGGAGCTGGTTCACCTATGTGACCGATGCCCAGATCAACACCGGGACGGCCGTGGCCGGGCTCTTCGACCTGATCGTCGGGGATCTCGACGACTTGGCGGCGGCCGCGAACGCGATGATCGTGCTCATCACAACCGGCCTGCACGCGGTGAGGATCACCCTCTCGTCTGCCACCGGCGCGGTCACGGCGAACATCTACGCGACCGCCGGCCGATGATCGCTTCACCCTTGGGGTGAAAGGGTGAAGGCACGCCAGGGGGCGTATTACTTTCAAGGAGTTCCATGATTCAGACGGTCAAAGTCCAGCGGCATATGCGAAGCTCGATCGACCCGCTCACGGTCTACCGATGCGGGAAGCCCGGAGCCGGCGGCCAGGGGAATCATTACCTGGTCCTGAAGGCGGCCCACGTCGTGGAGTTCGAGCGGGAGTTGGATAAAGCCAGGACCAGCGACGAAGCCGCGGCCTTGACGCCGATCGCCAACCTGTGCTCGATCCACTTCCAGAACGGCACGATCCCCGAAGTCGGGGTCAACGGAGTGACGATCGAGACGCTGTTGGCCATCTGCGAAGATCGACTCGCCGGCTTCCAGGCGGGCCCGTACCCGTGCCGCGAAAACGCGCTCGCGCTCACGGCCATCCAGGAGGCGATCAACTGGCTCTGGCGGCGGACGCTGGACCGGGAGAAGGCTGGCACGGAGGGCCGGCAGATCGCTTGAGAGAACCGAGCCCACCGCGCCGGCGTTTGAGTTTCGACGCCGCGCGCGGGTATGCTCCGCGCGTCGTTCGGTCCTGGGCAGGGCCGGCGACACGCCAAACCATGCGATACGACTACCGCTGTAACTCTTGCGAACACGCTGACGTGCTCACGCTGCCGATGACCAGCAGCGACGCGCCGAAGACGTGCCCCAAGTGCAAAAGGCGTCGGTCGTTTCGCCGGCTCCTGGGGCTGACGGCCGACATCTGCACGGCCGCGATCCAGTACCAGAATCGGTTTCCCTACGTCTCGACCGCCTTCCCCTTCGGGGGAGAGGGAGCCAAGCACGTCGGGCCGATGAAGAAGCTGCTGGTGGAGTCGAAGAAGCAAGAAAACAACCTGCGTGGTCTGCACGGCTACACGGGCGAGTGACGATCGAGAGAGGGAGATTTCCAAACCATGACGCTGATCGACCCATTGAACGGAAGCGCAGAAGCGACGCCGAACCCGGCGCCCGGACAGACCGCGTCTCCAGCGGCCGGCCAGGTGAACGATCCCGCCCAGGTGGAAGCCGAACGCGCTGCCCGCGCCGAAGCCGACACCGAAGCGCGGGAGCGTGCGGCCTTGGCCCGGCTCGATGAAGGCGGCGGTGTGGATGCGGCGCGGAAGGTGTTCACCAGCGCGGCCCCGGCCAATGAGTCGACGGCGTCTGACGGTGGGCAGGCGAAGCCCGGTGATAGTTCGACCGCGTCCGAGCCAGCGGGTAAATCCCCTGGCCAAGACGACGCGGCCACTCAGCACGGCGGCGAAGCCTCCGACGCTGCCAGCTATCCAGGTCTGAGCGCGAAAGACGTTCAGGCCCTTCGCCAAGCTCACCTGCTACCGCCGGCCGCCGACTGGAAGGCATTCGGGGACCAGACCCGTAATACCTTGCTCACCCACGCCCGGACGGTCGTGAGTGAGAAGACGAAGCTGTACCAGCAGGGACAGCAGCTCCAGGGACAGCCGAACGGGAATCAGGCGGCCGGGCAGAACGCCGGCCAGCTCACGGCGGCCCAACAGGCGGCCGCTGAACAGCAACGGAACGCCCAAGGGCAGTTCGTTGCCAAGGAACAATCGCCGGCGGGTCAACAGACGCCGGCGAATCAGGCGGCCGGGCAGGCCGCTGGCGGATCTGTTGCAAATCCTACCGCGGGCAGCGGCCAGGATGTTCGGGCACAAGGAGCGGCCGCGGGCAGCGTCGCCGGCTCCGGTCCAGCGGACCCCATGGCGCTTCTGGCGCAGTTTCGCGAACAGGTAGGCGATGAAGTCGCAGACCCGATCGTGAAGGCGTTTGAAGCCCAACAGGCCG